GTATGGTTTCCAATTTTTACCATTAAATAAAAAGGATAATTTTTTAATATTTCTACATCTTGCGATTTGTTGAACCATAGCATGAGGAGAAATCGTATGACCTTTATGGAATGCGAATACTTCTCTTTCCATGACACTATCCAAACCATAAACAATTTTAGGAGAGAAAATCACAAAATCGTAATCGTCAAGGTTGGTGGCATCTTTTGTGTCACTTGTAATACAAATCATTTTTTCTTTATCAAAACCCAAGTCAACTAAATCACTATGAACTTTTATGGCACTTAATTTACTATCACAACAGACCATGAACTTATCTAATTTTTTTAAGTTTCCAATTAATTCCTCATATGAATATAGCTCTTGTGCCACTATATCTTGATTATGTTTATATTTATTTTGGATGTATGTGTATTCTATACCATTTTGTTTTAAAAATAATAATGAATTATCACTAATATCAGCATCAGTCATGATAATTCTATCACATTCATTTAACATTTTAATCAAAAACTCTTTAACAATTATTCTCTTACTGTCAAGATTAGGACAATCAATAAAATATTCAACTAAACTGTTGAACTCATCAAGATATAATGTATAATCTTCAAAATCTTTCCAATTAGTCATTTTAATAATACTGTCAATCGTCACCACTACATTTTGACCTTCCATACAATACCAACCGAAATCATAAGGTATGTATGAATATTCTTCAAGTAGTTCATCGCTGGGGTGTGTTATTTCTTCATGCCAATAACAATCAATACCATCTTCTCTAAAAACTCTTACTTGATCCTCACCAAGCGTGATACGAGAAACAATTGAAATAAACCTCTTATCACCTTTCTTGACATAATTTTTAAAGGCTGTTGTTTTTCCCGTTCCAGTATCAGAACGAGCCACGATGTTTTGACATCTACATCTTGAAAACTCTGTTGTTAAGAATGATCCATCATTTTCCGGATCAAGATATTTTCTATCTTCTAAAATTGTATCCGGTTTATAATTATGACAATCAGTAGGTTTATATTTATAATAAGCGATATACTGTGTTGCCAACTTTTTCTTTTCATTTATTTCTAAATCACCATTACCAACTATATATGTTGAATTACATAAAAGGTTTTCAATACACATGAAAGTTTTATATTTAAATACTTGATAATCCCATTTTTGTTTGTTCTGCCATTCAACATATGTATCACCACCACGCTTTTTTGAATATTCATCCCATATATCATATCTGTCAAGTGTCATCATGGCTGTTGAAAATATTATCCAATCATTATTATTTGTGAAATATCTATCGGGTAAACCGTCCAATATTTTTCTTAATTCTTCATCTGTTATATCATAATTGTATGCGGTTAAATCTATTTGGTCTTGATCGTAAGCATCATCATCAACAACCTCAACTTTTCCATTTGTATTTTTTTTAACTGGTTTTGTAATAACTCTTTTTCGCCACATGTGGTTCTTTAAAAATATAGCCAATTCAATTGGCATTCTTTGAATTGGTTTATTGTTTACAACTTTATAAATACCTTTTTTCTCTTCTTCTGTTTTACCTTTTAATCTTCCATCATATTTTGATTTATCTATTTGTGAACCCATGCCAACTACATATCCACCATCACTTTTAATATCAATACCAAGTGCCTCACTTGATGTTGTTTTAATTGTTGGATCATATTTAAAATATAAATGTAAACCTCCTCTTGCGGTTTCAACTATTAAATGATCTTTAAATATTTCTTTACATTCTTCAATACCTCCAAAAATATTTATGAAATGATTATTGGATGGATCAAAGGCTTTTTTTAATTTTCCATCTTTATCATATTTATCGTAAAAATCTAAATCAACAACTACAATATCATTTCTCTTACCACATGGAATACCTTTTGTTTTTGGTGTGTTAAAATCTTCCAAAGTTGAAATATTTTCATGTTTCCATAAATGGGTATTTGGTTTATCTTTCGCCCATTCAGAGGTTGGCAATTTTTGATTTGGAATTAACTTGAATGTTTTGAAATATTTTTCACACACCATACTTGAATTATTAATAGATGATTTTTTGGCAGATTGAGAATCGGAACATTTGGGGGCTTTGGAAACTTGGGACATTTTTATTTATACTTAAATATATATAAAAATCCATTCAAATAAACGCATCAATTTATTTAATTAATACGATAAAAAAATATATTTAAAAAATTAATATCTTTAAACTTAAAGAGAAAAAGGGAATTGTTTAAAAAACCCGATTTTTAAAACTGCGGAAAAATTAAACTTTTTATTCAAAACTTAAAATAATATTATTTTTTGGTGCGTTTAAATCTTCTTCAAACTCTACTTTTACACCACGAGACTTTAATAATTCATATTTTTCGGGGTATTTATCTTTAAACTCCATGATGCGATTGTTTCTCTTGTAATATTGAAACATGGATCTTGAATTAACAAAATCTTTATCATTCTTATATTTTTCTTTATTTTTATCTTTATTTTTATTGTAATGATCCAAAGCCCTTTGCTGGTTTCTTTTACACCATTCACCATCACACTTTAATCTTTCATGATAGTTCTTCTTTTCTCTTTCTCTCTTTTTTTTGTATTGGGTTATGATTTTTGTGATGTCAGAATTGTTTAATGTTTCCATGATTTATTTATACTTAAACATAGATAATAATTTCCGGAAAATAAACGAATTATTCAAATAAACCAAAGTGGCAATTATTATATAATAAAAATGCCAAAATGGTATAATTAAAAAATAAAAAAATTGTTTTTGCCAAAAAGGTTTAATATACTCCCATAGATGTTGTGGGCTGTCTTAAATTACTTTGTGCCGTCTGATCTATACGACCAGTTGTTGTAGATATACTCTGTCCCACATTCGCAGTTGGGTTATAACTGGATTGATCGGTTGTTTGTTGTTTAACATTTTTATCATGATCTCCAAACATCTTAACAATTCCACCAATACCACCAACGGCATTTCCTAAACCGGCGACCCATTCAAGACCCGGAACTAAACCAACAACATCACTCGCACCGGCTATAATATTCGTCACATTAGAAAAATCATCAGCACCACTATCTTTTGGATTAAAAAAATGACCGGTTTTCTCTTTATTAGCAATATCATCATATAAACTTAATCCTCCCATGGTTGCTCCGGCTAATCCTCCACCAACTCTTCCAGCGAGTTCACTTGTCTCCTCTGAAAGTCCAGTCGCACTCTTTATACCTCTTGTTAATAGTGAAGTCTCTTCCGGTGCTTCAACTGTTGTGGGAGTTGGTTTTGATCCCGCTGGTGGTTCTGTCAATCTTGGTGTATCATCTGTGTCCGGTGTGGCTTGACTTACATTACTTGTTGTTGCCGGTGCTGGGGTTCTTGGTTGTCCGTCTGGTGTGGGTCGGTCTTCGTCTCTTATAACTGTTCCGGCTGGTGGAGGTCTTCCGGCTGGTGGTGGGGGTTTCGGTGCTGTTGCTGGGGGTTTAGGTAATGATGATCTTATCTGTTCTCTCTGTGCGTCCAACTGTGCTTGTGCTTCGGGACTTAACATGACTTTTGGTTGTGATGCGTATGCGTTCTTTACTTGTGCGTCTCCATATTCAGCCTCACTCCTACCAGCAAGAGCGGTTTTCTTCATATTTTCTGCCTTTAATTGATTTCTTTTCAATCTCGCATTACGAGATGATATTGCTTGTTGAACTCCGGTTCCGGCATATAAATCACTTACACTATCTTTGGCATAATTCATATCACCTAATAAACTATCTTGTGATAATTTAGCGTCCTTGTCTTCTTTTCTTTTTAAATTGTTTTGATTGATAAGAGCGTTCTGCTCTGCGACAAATTGTCTTGATTGATTTAAAGTCTGTTCCGCATTTGCCATCCCATAACTATCCATTTTATATATGAATAATATTTTAAAAAAAAAGTTTAAATAAATTAAAAATGTTAGTCGTCTCTAAATCCCTCCATTTCATAAACCATTTTTCCTTCTTCTTTTTTCTTTATATCCTTTGGTGTAAAATCTTTCTCTTGTTTGAATGGTGATGGTTTCTCTTTTGGTGTTTCATTTACAATCTTCTTATCACCAATCCCCAATAAGGTTTCATGTCTACGATAGAAATGTGCTGGGTTCTGTTGACCGTCTATATATAAAAATGAATGTGGTTGATCATGTGCCAAATTATAATATTCCATAAATAAAGCCTCTGACCCACATAATTCGCTATACTCTTCTTTTATCTTGTCAAGCTCCTTGGAGTTATTTTGGCGAAAAATTAAGACATTCGTTGCGTTATTCCTTATGATGGTTCCCACGCTACGGAACGATTGAGTTGTCAAAAAAATTGACATTTCATAATGACGGAACTTACTACATAAGAAGGTGATGTCATTAGTTTTTTTGAAATCACGAGAGAGGATGTCATCAAGTAAAATTAACATGGTTGGCATTTCTTCTCTCTCATATTTCTTTTGAGATGATACAAGATCTTTAATCATTTGATCTGTGTAATGATCGTCACAATCATCAAAAGCATCTTTAAAATATTTTCCTTTTGTATCGTTATTTAATGTGTTTGAAATAATTTTATAATAATCCCAATAGTCCTCTCCATAAAAGTCGGTGCCGTTTCTTAATGCGTTGATGAGATAATTTGTCTTCCCACTCCTCACAGATCCTATGATTAAAGTGAGGAACTGTGGTTGAGGGAGATGGCTATGTATCGGTTTATATTTATTGTTCTCTAAAATATCATTAACCTTCAAAACTTTTGGCACAGATTTCTTTTTTCCTTCCATTTATATATATAATATATATTTTATTTTTTATATTTTTCCCAAATATCTTTATCAATCTTTCTTGCTTTTCCACCCATAATCACACTCGCTAATCTACTTAATCCCCATGAATAAGCCGTTTGGTTTGGACGAGATCCACTTGAATAATACGCCCCTTGTCCTTTATTAATTATTTTATCTGCTCCAATCTTGGATATTATATTTTTATGTAAATATTTTTTATCACTTATTTTTCTCCCATATTTCTTTTCATACTTCTCAACCCATGATGATCTTTTTACTGGTGCTTTTGTCTTTGGTCTGTCTTTACCCTCAAAGATACTTTTGATTTGTTTTTTTCTATCATAACCTTTTAAACCTTTCATGTATGTTGCCGGAACCATACGGCTCTCACCCTTATATGTAATTTTTACTTTTTCAACCATTTTATATTAATAAATATTTTAAACCAAAATGGCACAAATTAAAGAAAGAGAAAGCCACTTTGGTTTAACATTTATGTTTAATTATAAATAAAAGAATATAGAATAAATGTTTTTGCCATTATGGTTTAGGACTGGGTTGTGAAGTATTTGTATTCAATTCCGGTTTTCTATGACACTTTATACATAAACAAGATATTTTATCACATTTGCTCTTTTGAATAGTAAGAAGAATGCTTGTAAATATTCCACCCACTACTCCTAAAAAAACACCTAATTCACTTAATGTAAAATCCTCCATGTTTACAATATATTATAAAAAAAATTAATTAATACATATCATCCCAAAAACCTTGTTGTCCTTGATATATATTTCCTCTTGGCTGTGTTGCTTTTCTGATTGCGTTTCTTGTTTCTTCTTTCTTTCTTTCTTCTTCTTGTTCCTCTTGTTTCTTTTTCTTCCTTGCTTTTCTTAATGTTTCATATTTAATGATCGCCTCCAATTGGGCTTCTTCAATATCTTTTTTTGTTAATGTTGGTTCTCTTTCCACAACCTTCCTAATTTGTGGTGGTGGTTCAATTATTGGTGTTGGTCCTTTCTCAACATAGTCTTCAAGTTCTTTTGTTTTCTTTTGTTTCGCTTTCTTTTCTAATTCCTTTATCCTTTTCTTTTCTTGTGCGTTTGCTCTTCTTGTTGCTAATGCTTTTTCTCTTGCTTGTGCCAATTTCTGTTTATGTTCCTCTGTCAATACTCTTTTCTTTTTAGGAGGTTTGGTTGGTTCCGGCTGGTTTACCTTTATAAAAATATCATCTTTTTTATATTGTCTCTCTTTCTTCTCAACAACCGGTAAAATATTTCCTTCATCATCTTCATCTCCATTATCCTCCTCATAAACGGCTTCCTCAACATTTTCTTCTTTATCGTCCAAATCCATCTTTATATTATTCTCGTCATGTGTTTCTTCCTCTTCAAACTCAACCTCGGGCATAAAGTTCATTTATATTATTAATAGATTTTAAATATTTTCTATTAATTTGTAAAAAAGGGAATTATAAAACTATTTTAATATTTATTTTAAATTAAATCGTTTTTTATAATCTTTTACAGATGCTTTGAATGTTGGTTTATTCCAAAGGATCCAACGGCTCAACGCTCCGGCAGTTTTTGGATCGTCCCAATTCTCTCTTGCCTTATGGCGATCTAAATATCTTTGTTTCCTCTTCTCGTCTCCATGTTTTGTAAAATCAGACATATTCGCAGATCCAAAATGTATCGTCTTTGTTCTCTTGGATTTACCACATTCATTTTTTTTACCCTTACAATCACAATCACAAAATATCGCCATATATTTTTTCTCTGGTTTTGTGGACTTCTTGATTAATACTTTCATTTATATTAATATATATTTTTTTTAATTCACATGTGGATTATCTCTAAAATGTAATGTAATTATTGTTTGATCCAATAATGATTGTGCCAACACTTCATTCTCATCACATATAGAGATGTCAAATGTATTTATTGTTAATGGTTGAGGATTGCCGAGTTTAACATATACTCTGTCTTGTGGCTCGTAATACATAAGTCCTTGATTGGATCCGTTAATATCATAAGAAGGAATTGTGTATAATATTTTTGAAGGTCTCCCGACTGCTCCATTAAGAGTTTTCTGTGTGAAATTATCTAATCTTACAAAGAGAGTTCCACTTGATAATAATGTTGGCATATCCACAGAAGTATAAGCCCAACCCTCATTTTGATCTCCAACATTATTTGCTTTCCCTACATCTATCGCCGAACCGTTTATATCGGGTCTTAACAATTTTATCTCTGGAAATCCTAACCTTTTCCCCATGTATACATCTTGTGCCAAAACTGTTGATGGGTAATATTCTTTATCTTCCAATAATATCATCACCCATGCTTGTTCTTTTAAATATGGATCTGTCAGAGATCTTATTGTCATATAATCATATGTCTTTGTATCCACCATGTCATTAAAATATCTATTATCCAATCCCTTCGTGATACTTTCATTTCCTTCCAACTCTTGTAATACTCTCCAATCATACACCGGATTATGATATGTCCCAGTCATTCCACTCCTTGTGACACCAGTATAAGCCGATAAATGTAAATGATAATTTACTCCGGCATCTTGTTCTATATAAACTTTTGGATATAACCACCATGTGTTCTGATTAATTGGTTTTGGATAATTGACTTTATAATTAACAGCATTATCACCAGTCGTCCAGTCAAACAAATCATAAGAACAAAACTTCGTCCAATATGCTTTATTGCCATCATTCAAAGGGTCATCAGTTGTATCTAAACCAGTATAAGAATAATACCAAAACGAAACAATATCATTTTCAACTCTTATGAGAAATTGTCTTATGTTTGAGGAGTTGGTTGTTAAATTGTATCTTGCGGGATCACCATTACCGTCAGTTGATTTTAAAACTGGATTATTAACACCACCACTCTTGTCAAATCCCCAATAATCTATTTCTCTCATACACATCTCCCCAGTAGTTGTCCCATCTTTTTTAACCATGTGACCCAATACTAATTCTTTAACTCCATTTTGATCTTCAATACATCTTATGACAAAATCGTAAAATTGAATATTACCAGCACTATTCCCGACAGTCTGACCGCCAGTTCTTGGCATTAATCCGTCTGTTGAAAAATTAACATCTGACGGTAATGAAGAGGGTGAAATATCTTTGCTCCTTGTTAATCCAACAGCCCAATCAGTCATTACTTTAAACTTTCCACTTGATGCGTCTTCAAGTAATCCATCAAGATCAACTCTTAAATTACCACCTTTAAATGTTGTTGGCATTCCGGTATAAACGATCTCATCATCTATTACTGGATTAGCTCCCCCACCCTTGGTTCTTTCAATTTTTAATTTACTTCCATCAACGGTTGAAACTAATGTATCATCATCGTCAAAATACCATTTTTTTTGTGAACCTTGGAGAGAAGTGACATTCTGTAATGGATCATCATTACTGTTTTGTGCGAATGCTAATTGGAAACCATCAACCTTCCCCGATGAACTGTCAAATGATACATCAGACAAAGGATAATATCTATTTGACAAAGAACTTGAAGGAATATAATTTAAATCGGGATGAGGAACACCTTTTCTCATGGCAGTTGTGATACGATTAGCATATTCATCAATTGAAACATCTTCGGCTTTATCCGGTTCAGTTAAACCAATAGGACACCAAATCGGAACACCGGTTGTATCATATTCATTTTGTCCGTCATCTAACTTTGCCAAATCTTTATTCCACATGACATAGAAACCATCGTCCGGTTGTATTCTAATTCCTCCCCCTTTTGTTAATTTTACAGATTGGACGGCTACTTCACTATCTGCTTTTAATGTTATTGTTTCTTTTAAAAAGTTTCTATAATGCTCTGGGTTCTGTGATAAACCAATATCTCCAACACCACTATTGACAAGTTTGTTTCCCGTAATAATTAATGACATACCTTTTTTAATATATTAATATAAAATAAAAATATCTATGTAATATTAAAAATGGAAAATGTTGAAAAAGTTGAACCCACGAAAAGTGTAGATGATATGGTTAAAGATGATCCAAGATATATGCCAATCACACCAAGACATTATCAAAATAAAATACATGCCAAATCGCAATTTAAACATTATGAGAGCGATTGGAATAAATGGTATAAAGAAAATAAAGAAGCAAGAAAAATAAACGGACAGATATATAAAGAAATAATGAGAGCCAAACTTAAAATAAACTAAAATGGCAAAAACATTTTTTATTTATTCTTATTTATAAAGTTTAAACCAAAGTGGCATTCTTATCCTTTAATTTGAGCCAATATGGTTTAAACCTTTTTGACATTTTTTATAAATTATTTATATATTTTATAAAGTAAAATGAGCAATAGATATTTGGAGATTTCCGTTTCAAATCAGCCCAGTAATGGTAAAATGAGTTTTCGTGAAGGAATGTCAAATCTTATCTTCCAAATCCCAGCGATGGAGGGAAACCTTATTCCATCATCTGTGAAGATATGTGGTAAGATACAATTTTTTAAAGATGGAACTGGTGGTGTTCCTACTGCTCCCATGTCAGTTGATGAAAGACTTGGAGTATACGGAGCATTTGAAAGTTTAACCACACGATCAATAAGACACCAACAGACAATAGAGCAAGTGAGACATTACGCTCATATGCTCTCCAATTACCTTCCCCTCACCAGTTCTGTAAAGGATAATATTTCTTCTATGTCAAATAGAGCATTAACATTTCCCAATTGGTCGGGATTTAATAAGAGTGTTGTTTATTCGGGTGAAGCCCAAGAGTTCTGCCTTTCTCTCCCATGCGGTCTTCTAAACGGAACGGAGGATATACCCCTCTCCAATTCTGCTCTTGGTGGTTTGGAAATAGTCCTCGCCCTCGCAAGTGATAGTCAAATGATATTTACAAATACAAATGATGCCTCGGGTATTACAGACGCATTTTATGAGTTTAGTGATTTAAAACTTCTATGTGAAGTTCAAGAGGGGGTAGTATCTAATAAACCCAATTTCACTTATCAATCCATTTCATCTTATTATGACACGATTAATTCTTCAAACGCAAATGTATCTTTCAATCTTGGTTTAAGTAAGGTGAGAAGTGTTTTCTCTTCATTTGTTCCATCACAGTATCTTAACAATAGATCGCAGAATGGATATTCAACCGTCATGATTACTAACACCGATGATAATGTTGCGAATATTAAAAAGTTGGTATGGCAAAAGGGAGGATCTCTATATCCTAAAATGTTTGAAAACAATTCCGTTGTAAGAGAAAGCCCCGACACAATTTTAAGTGATCCAGTAATCCTTAAAGATTATGTGAGTGCTGTTAAATCATTCAAAAATAACATGAGGAATTGTTTATCTCTTGAAAATACTTCTCGTGATTTTACCACGGGACAAGTGACGAGTGCTGATGTAAATAAAAAATTAGCCCAATACACCACAATCCCTAACACCGGACAGATTTTCGGTCTTGGAATAAATTATGACGCATTAGGTGGGGAAGGAACAGACTTCCGTGATGAAAACTGGGGAATGAATATTCAGAGTGATTTAACAACTGATAATCCCCATTCTGTTTTTATTTTTGTAAACAGCGAACAGAGTGTATTTTTTAACCAAAATGGCATTCAAGTCCAGCAGTAAAGATTTAAACCAAAGTGGCTAAAACAATTAAATATTAAGTGCCAATTAAGTATATACCTTTTTAAACTTTTTTGATTTATTTTTTTTAATATATTCTCATATTATAAAATGAGTGATAAGAAACAAGATAATAGACCGGATATTTTAAGATTAAAACCCATGAATTATATTGGAGGACAAGAGATAGAAAGTGATGTGTTGCGACCAGTCGTTTTCAGTTCAGATAATAGATTTTGTCGTTTTGAATTAGAGCCAAAGGGTCATCTATCTTCATCGTCTTCCATAGCATTTTCAATTATACCAAGCACCGATGCTGACATCAACCGTGTTTTCCTTCCTCCCAATATTGGTATTCATTCTCTTATTGAAAGGGCTGTGCTTCGCACGAGTTCTGGAAGAGTTATTTGCGACATGGAAGATTTCGGGCATTTCTCATCATTAAGATCCATGTTGAAGGATAATGATACACAGACACAGAGAGAACAGTATTTATCGGGAAGAGATATGGATTATGAGTTGGCATACACTTCAAAGGATAATGTGACGGCTGATGGATATGGATTATCTAATGGTCGTGAGTATACACAGACCGGTATTTTGGATGCTGATAATAATACTTCGCAAGGTAAATCCCAAGTCGCCGGATTAGGACATCATAATTTCCAGTATATCACCACACAAGATGGAAGAACTGATTTATCACCATCTTTCTCGGTTGTTCTCCATGATTTATTCCCATTCCTCAAATCTTCTATGAATAGATTACCACTATTTATGTTTGAAAGCGATAGGATACAGATTGAACTTTATTTCACACCGACCATAAGAGACAGAGTATGTCTAACCAAAAAGGACGATGGTGATAATGATAATGAGTTCCTTATTGATCAGAACTCGGTGGAATTAATTAGTGATCATTTATTCTTTCCCACACAGTCTTTACAACAGATGAAAGATGCTGAACCGAAGGAGATGGGATATTTTGATTATATATTATCCAAACAGACTATCACGGCGAATACCGATACAGATGACAAGGGTGTTGTGACGCGTAGTGCTAATGATACAGCCCAAGTCAACACCCGTAATATTGGTGGTTCTTCAAGGA